ATGGAAGAATTGTTAATTAATGTAACAGAGAACAATGTTAGACAGGTACACTATAGGTTAAGATTTATACTGAGGTGTCCAAAGAGTGATAGGCTGACTAATATATACGGCTCAGTCTGGATAAATGGAAGGGGTTATAAAATCCCAACAGGTGTAAAAGTAGTGCCTAGTCAATGGAGTACAACTAAGCAGGTAGCAGTAATAAGTAACCTACAAAGTAAAGTAGATAACCATAACAATAAGGTAGCAAATGACAGAATAGAAGAGATTAAAGCTAGATTTTCAAAATATTTATCTTATCTTTGCGAAACTAATGTAAAGTGTAGTATTGACAAACTAACAGAATTTATAGGCGGTATGAAACAAACTATAACGGCAACCGAGCTAATAACTAAGGCTTTTGATTACCTACACCCAAAGCCAAAGGAGGTGATAGGTAGAGTTGACACTAGAAGGGTATATCTAAGTAGGTTGAATAGTTACTTAGACTACTTAAAGGAGAAGAAACTAACTAAGCTAGATGTCTTCACACAGGCAGGCTTAAACGCTTATACTAGGTACTTATTAGATAAAGGGGAAAGTATTAGTAGCGTTAACTTTAAGTGTGAGCTAATAGTTAGGCTTGTTAATAAGGTGATTGCAGTAGAAGAGCCGTTTATAAAGTACAAGGTAAGTGGTGGTTTAGTGTATAATAAGAAGAAGGATAATAGAAAAGATAAAGGTAGGTTTGCACTGACACAGGAGGAGATACAGGCACTAGAAAAGGTTGAGATAGACACTAAGATTAAATATAGCTATTCTGATATTGTACCTTTTAATATACAGAAGGTTAAGGGTAAAGTATTAGAAGAGTATAGGGATATATTCTGCCTACAATGTCACATAGGGCAGCGGTCTAGTGATATGGTACAACTACTTGAATATATAGTAGGTGTGAACTTGGATAGAATTAAACGGATAGAGGCAGACGGTGAAACTTACTTAGAGCTAAAGACTAAGAAAAGTAAGTATAAAGAATCAGCACTTATCTTAGTTGATGATTACTTAGAGTCATTCATAGCTAAGTATCGTAACGGCTTTGAACTTAAACTTAAAGAGCTAGATAGTGGTAGACTGTATAACTATGGAATTAGACTACTAGCTAAGTTTGCAGGAATTGATAGAGAGATAACCTACAGAAACGCACAGGACGAGGAAATAACAGAACCAGCCTACCTTAAAATATCTTCTCATTGTGCAAGACATACATATATTACAAACAAACTTAGAGAAGGTGTAAATCCAGAAAGACTAATATATACAACAGGTCATAGCTCGGATGTAATGGTAAGGAAGATTTATAACCACCTAACAAGTACAGACAAGGCTAAGATGATTACAAAGGAGCTAGGGAAGATAAGGAAGGATAAGGCAGTAGAAAATCCCCCCACCACCGCAAAAATAGAGGAAGGGTTTAAGTATGCAGGGTTTAAGAAGACTGAGACCCTAAGAATTGATAAGGTGGAATTAGTGGGGGATAAAAGGTGTGTGGCTGCCTTAAAGTATATCCACGCAAAACAAAACAGCCTAGGGGATATTAGTAAGTGGCTGAGTAAGAATAATATAGAACTAAGTGAGATAATCAAGGCACTTATACAGGCTGAGGTTATGTGCGTGGGGGATGATAAGGCAGAATTAAGCAAGTGGGAAAAGTATCTATTCACATTGCAGGGTAACTTATTGAAAATGAATGAATTAGCGAAGATGTGGAATAGCTAGGCAAGACTGGGGGAAACCAAGGACGAGGACAGATGTACAGTTAAATGTATGTTTGTCCTTTTTTCATGTCTATACCATAACTTACAATAAATCAGATAGTTACATGAAAAACACAGGGCAAAAAGGGTTAATGATATAATGTATTGATAATCAGACCGTTAACCTTAAGTGCTTGGAAGTTGGAAGGATTTTTTAGGTGTGTGGGGGATATGGGGGTATGTGGGGCGGAAAAACCATGAAAAACACTACAAACCACACCCACCGCCTTAAGTTGCCCCCCAATTTTTACCCCATTTTTGCCTTAAATCCTTATTAGTGATACATACGTGCGTATGTGCGAACATTTTATAATATTACCTGTAGTTTCAATTTTGCAGGTATAAGTGACAGTATCAAACACCCTACTAGAACTGCAGGAGGTTTTAGATGGGGTAAGACAGAACAGGCTAACTAATAAAAAAAAGAGGAACACAGAATGAAGACAGAAACATGGAAACCTATTGCAGACTATGTAGGATTGTATGAAGTCAGTAATAAAGGTAGAGTTAGAAACTTAAAAACGGGTAGAATACTAAAACCCGGGAATAATGGACGAGGTTACTTGTTTGTATGTTTATATAAGAATGGGGCTGTAAAGAACCACTGCCTACACAGATTAGTAGCGCAAGCCTTTATACAAAACCCAAACAAGTTGCCAGAAGTAAACCACAAAGACGAGATTAGGACTAACAATAACCTAGATAACTTAGAATGGTGTACGTATAAATATAATGCTAACTACGGAACTAGAAATGAAAAAATAGCTAAAGGTAATTCTAAACCTATCCAACAGCTAGATTTGAAGACTGGATTAATTATTGCAACCTACTTGAGTATAAAGAAGGCAGGTTTAAGTACAGGAATAGACTGTGATACTATATCTAGAGCAGCCAGAGGTATATATAAGTCAGCTGGTAGGTTTGGATGGAGATATACTAATTAATAAACAAAGGAGGAACGCAGAATGAAAAAAACTATGATTGGATATATAGCAGGAATGATGTTACTATGTTGTGCTGTGATTAATATTAGGTGTGAATTGAATAAAGCAAAGCAAGCAAGACTACAAGCAGGGTTTCAAAAAGCACTAGTAGAGAAGAGCAAGGGACATGAGAAAGCAGAACTGAATGATAGTATAGTGTGGGAAGTAAACAGATAAAAAAACTATGAAATACAATATAATAAACTGTAAGAATGAACTAATATTGAGTACTTATAATGAGAATGAAGTACTAGTAATGATTGGATGTAAGAGCCGTGAATATATAGACTACTTACTGAAAGGAACTATTAAAAGATTGAATGGCTATAGATTAGAACTAGCCTAAGGTTAATATATCCTAGTGCGTGGCGGATCGGGTCACTACTTTTCGATAAGACACTAGGAACTCTCTAATTTCAAAACGCAAAAAGGCGGCGTTTGTTAATTTATTTTTAGGGTAGGAAGGTCAGTGATGATAGATACTACCCAAGTCTAAGCACGGAAAAGGACGACACACGGAAAACCACTGTATAGGCTAAAATCGAAATAATCCCCTCGATAATGTCTAAAACAGTACTGAGCAAGGTGAGTAGTGGTGTGTTCGTGTCGATATAGTACGTGCTGACTAAGTGGGTTGTCGGTTAGTGATAATAGATGACGGCTTAGAATGACAAAAAGTAAAGCTAGGATAAGGTTGTCTGCCCAGCCCCTAGCAAGACAGGTTTTTATAGGGTAACTTATAAAGACAGGGTTGGTATAGTGGGCTTAATACTAAGTTCCTCCAAATTCAACTACTATACTACCCCTTAAAACGTCAACTATAATGCAGGTATAGAAAGCCCCTAGTGTGTAAGGTTGGATTAAAACCACCTAGGCACTACTTTTCAATAAGGCTAGGGGTACTAAGTTCTTACATGGGGGTAGTCTGACCGAGCGCTACGAAAAACAAGAACGGTTAAAAGTTGAAAGACACTGCAACTATAAATTAAAGGGTGACACAGTTAGGTATAGGAAAGTTGGGACTACTAGGATTGCTCAGATAGTAGGACAGACAGAACTACAGACTAACAAAACACATGACAACCCACATGAACAAAGAATGTGGGAGGCTAATAAGGCTAGCACAAAGAATAACAAAGTTCATATTACAATGAACGATTAAAAATTATTCTCCATCTTCAAAGTCTCAACGAACTTAATCTATCAATGAGTAAGTATTCGAGATGAGCAATCCCCTAGCGTATAAGGCAGGACTTAATCCATACCTGCTTAGATTACTACCCTTCAATGTGGACTAGGGGAACTTAAGGACTAAATAAACTATTACAGAAATGAAGGAAGACAAAGATTTTAATGTAACTGTTAGCCTTAGTAAACAGGGATATAACAGTAAAGATGAGTGTAAGGCTGCTGTAATGAATGATAAGGCAGAAATGAAAAGACTAGGGTTAACTGAGACTATGAGATTTAAGAGAACAACCCTAAGCATACCTAACCTACTAGACAGAATAAGACACGGTTATAGTATGTGCGGTCTATATAGTTATGCAGTGGGGAAAAAGGTTTGGATTAATACTAGTACAGGAAAGTCTTATTATACACTACCCACTGAGAAAGACGGCTATATGAAACGTTGTATTAAGAGGTCTGAGTTTTGGTGTGGGTCGCAGATTGTATGTATTGATATAGATGAGACGGCCTATACTGACATACCAACCTACCTAAACAAACTATCATACCTACCTACATTCTGCTATGCAACATTCAGCGATAAGCCAGAATCTAGAAGGTTTAGACTAGTATATGTGATGTCTAAGGTGTTGAAGTTGAATGAGTTTAAGGCAGTATCAACAGTATTACATAGGGAGGTAGAAAAAGATACCCTAGAACGTTGTAAAGATAATTGCGGTACTAGACAAGACCAGTATTTTAATGGGTGTCGTTGTGATTCTGAGTGTTATAGTAGCGACCTAGTGTATGACTTGAAAGATATAAGGGGGTATTATGATGTACTCTTAGACTTGATAGCAGAAGAGGAAGAAGAACAAAAGATAGCAGTAGACCCTAAACTAATATATGACCTAAAGAACTTAAGCTATGGGATGGTACTGAAAAACTACTATGGAAAGTTTGAGTACTACTATAGGTCTAAGGTTGAGTTTGGGGAAGGACAGGAAATTAAGTTAGTCAGTGAAGAAAACGGCTACTATGAACTTTACTATAGATGGGAAAATGACCAGCCTAAGAAGTATGTAGACGGTGAACATAGAAGGGCTAAGATGGGTAATTATGCTAGATTGCGTAGACTGATTAAGCCAGATGTAACTAGTGATGAACTCCTACTTAACTTGTATATAGACCGTGAACGCTTCTTTGATAACTCGGATGGGGTACTGACTATTGATTACTTGGTTGGGGTTGTAAAGAAAGCAATGAGAAAAGACCTACCAACACTACAGGCTGAGTATGAAGAGTCTAGAAAGGTAATCAAAAAAGTAATGAAGTCAGATTATCACCAAAAGAAAGTAGTAGTTAATACAGGACTAGTGAGTAGGAAACTAGAACGTGGTAGAATGCAAGGACTAATTAATAGAGGTATCAAGGAATGGAACTACTATGAAATTGACTTGTACTATAACCCAGAATTGACAGTAAAGGAAAACTTAGACCTACTTAAGAAAAACGGTATAGAGGTTTGTGAAAAGACCCTATATAATTACTGCAAGGATAGAGGTATAGTACTGAAACTTACCGATGATGACCTAAGAAAGCTAATCAATCCTAACCTAAGTGTACGTAAAAACCTAGAGAACATCAAGGGACAGGGTTATAAGGTTGGAATAAACAAGGTACAGAAACTATTAAAGGAGAGTTCATTAAGTAAAACAATGAACGATAAGTTACAGCCCTAAAGAGTAACAAGTTGAACGATAAACAATGAATAATAACCAGTCCCAACCCTAAATACAATAATGGGAAGGGACACTAAAACAATAGGAGAGAAATAATATGAAGACAGTAGATTATGGTAAAATTGAAAGCCTGTATAACACTAGATTAAGCATACAGGAAAACTTAGAACAACTGAAAGCTAAGGGAATTGAAGTAGGTAGAGCAAGCCTATATAATTACTGTAAAGATAAAGGGATAAGTGATAGATTAGGTGATGATGAACTGAAACACCTAATAAATCCTATGCAGACAGTAAGACAGAACCTAGATATACTGAAAGGGAAAGGGTACAGGATAGGTATAGAAAGAGTTTGTAAGGTGTTGAAAGAGGCAAAGAATACATACAGGCCTAGTGAGTATGAGAAACAGCCTAAGACGGAAATACTTGCTACACCTAAACCTACCCTAAATGATATAGTAGGGCTTGATAAATTCCTAAGTAGCCTAACCCCTAACATTAATGAAGACTTAGAAAATAGGAACATAGATACAGGGGATGTAGGTTTTAAGAACAAGGTAGATGGTGAAGACTTAGAAATAAAGAACGAGCCTGTAGTAGATGAAGTGAAACCTACAGTACAGGAATCTACTAACCCACTATGTAACCTTAAATTTGATTTCGCTAAGTTAATGGGAGATTTCTAAAGTGTTGATTATTAATGGGATAGCGCATGGCTCGGCAAGGCCAGCGCGCCCATGATATATATAGTTACACACTCAGTCTTAAACTGAGAGTGTGTAACGGTTATAGTGTAATTAAGTTACACTATTATATAGAAGGATTACAAAATAGAGTCACCCTAGAACTAGTATAAAGGCCTAGATTTAGCCTAATATTACATAACTAACTGATATGTAGTAAGTTAGTGTAAAAATAACCTTCTACTAGGATTACTTAGATTTTAGGAACATAACCTAGAATTAAAGAACATTACTTAGATTTTGGGAACAACATAATAATTAACCGTCTTAGTAATCAAACTAGGACATAAAACATAAAATAGATATGACAGCAGTAGAATTAAATCAGACTGAGACAATGACAGAAGAGGCTAGAAGAGAGTATAGCCGTCAACTTGAAAAGGAGTTATTCGGTGATGTACAGGATAACAGGGAAACAATCTTACCTAGCAAACCAAAGACTATTAAGAAGGATGATACAGTAAAGCTAAGTAAGAAGGAGGAGAAGGAACAGGCTAGGGAGAAGTTTTTATCTACCTTAGAGAATGTTAGGTATAATGATGAGTCTAAGCGTTTAAGCCTCTACACATTTGACGGTCGTAGTAATGATATGTTTTGGGAAATGGTATTAGAGGCTAGGAGAAAGAAGTTAGAAGGTATTGTAGATGAGCCTGTAGATAATACCCCAAGCAATCCAACCCCAACAACTACTACTAATCAATCAGACCCTTACCAATCAGACCCTATGCTAAGAAGTCTAGGTTTAACAGGTGATGAGAAAGAGGACAACATTAAGATACAGGATAGCTTATTAGGTCTTAGTGGCAAGTGGGATAAACTTTAATCAAGGAGGACAGCAGCAATGAAGAAGATAGAGAAGTCAGTATTAGATAAGAAGGATGTAGAGATAGAACGTGCAACCCTAGACAATGAGGTACAGGAACTAACAAAGGAGGAAGTACTAGAAAGGTTTAAGCAGCAAACAGAAAGACGACAACTACCTAAGAAAAGCTGGTTAGACTATAGGGTGTTCTAGTGTGTAAAAAGTGCAGTTAAGAAGCCCTAGAATCCTAATAAGTAAGAAAGAAATTGTTTTCAATCTGTAATAGTTTATTGTCATAATTAGGTAGGGGTTAGTAGTGATATTAGCCCTTACCACTTTACTAATACAGGCTGAGAACTAAACACTAAACAATTATGCCAACAATATACAGGCCACCAAAGAATACAAACAAAGATTCTTACAGTGCCAAACGAAAAGCAGAACGACAGGCAATATATAGTAGCACGACATGGAAACAACTAAGAGATACAAAGCTAAGACAGAAACCCTTATGCGAATGTTGTCTTAAGAAGGGTATAGTCAAAATTGCAATAGACGTACACCACTTAATTAGTTTTATGTCTACTAGTAATCCTGTTGAGAGAGATAGACTAGCGTATGACTTAGATAACCTACAATCTTTATGTAGGGAATGTCACAACGCTATCCACAACCCAAAGAAGAATAACACAACACCTAGTAATGATGTAGGGGAAGACTTACAGTACTAGGTTTGAAGTATAAAGTCAGATGATAATGTTAGTTATTAGTAGGGGTGAGGTAGAGAGTAAAGTGTAACAGACTGAATTTTAGCACTTTATACCCCAGCCCCTATCTAACTATTTGACTATCAACGTTTTACCCCACCCCAGTTTTATTTGCACATGGGAGGGTAATTTTTAACACATTTTGAGATTATGACAAGAACATTAGACGAAGTATTAGACTGTTTAAGACTAGACTATAAGAGACCAATATTAAACCTAGTAGATGGGGTTTGGACTTACTATAATGGATGTAAGAGTAGTAGAGGTGAACTAGAATTTTTATACCTAGGCGACATAACAGACCCTACTACACCTCACTTAGATACTGAACTAGGGGGAGAGGACATACAATACTTACCTAGCTTAGATATGTTGCAAGGTAAGGAGGAACAAGCAGGACAGAGATTAACAAACTTAGAAAGAGCAGGCTATCATATCTACATCCTAGCATATAGAATAGGAGTAGAAGATATGTTAGAAAAGCGAATGAGGTATATAATGTTTGCAAGCCGTTCCTACATGACAGACGACTTACCCACAGACGACTACCACCGTGAAAAGTGTGAGCTGGTTAAGCGTTCATTAAATCTACTAGAAAAATTATATAATGAGTAATACTAGCTTAAATAAATCTAAGGCAGCAAAGAATGATGAATACTACACAAGGTTAGAAGACATAGAGAAGGAACTAGTATATTACAGTCCATACCTAAAAGGAAAGAAGGTAGTTTGTAATTGTGATAGTGAGGCTAGTATGTTTTGGACTTACTTAACTACTAACTATGAAAGTCTAGGATTAAAGGGACTAACAGCTACTCATTACGATCGGAACGGTACATATAGGTTAGACTTTATTAACGGACAAACAGTAAAGACAGCAGTAAGTGGAGACGGTAGCTATAATAGTTCAGTTAGTTTGAACATATTAAAGGGTGCAGACATAGTAATTACAAACCCACCATTTAGCCTATTCAGAGACTATATAGACACTATCAAGGACAAAGATTTTATAATAGTTGGGAGTATAAATGCAGTGACTTATAAGAGTGTTTTCCCACTGTTTAAGGCAGGACGGATTAGGACAGGTCACACAACATTAAGCAGATTTATAACTCCAGACGGTACAGAGGTAAGTCTTTGTACTATGCCATGGTTTACAACGCTACCAGTTACAAGACAGGAACTAGAACTAACTGCTACATTTAATTCCAAAGACTATCCAACTTACAGTAATTATCAAGCTATCAATGTGAATAAAGTAAAGGACATTCCAAGCGACTATAGAGGTAAGATGGGTGTCCCTATTAATTTCATACTCAAGCACTGTAGCAGTCAGTTTAAGGTAGTAGATACAATTAGACCTATACTAAAGGGAAAAGCTATATATCAGCGTGTAATAATTGAAAGAATATGAAACGACTAAACCACTTAGAACTATTTGCAGGTATTGGTGGGTTTAGTAGGGCAGCAGAACTATTATACATTGATAGTGGCTTAGAGATTCCAACCATTGCATACAGCGAAATAGATAAGCACGCAGTGAAGACCTATCAAGCAATACACCCAAACCACAAGTATAGCCTAGCAATGGGTGACTTAATAGCATGGAATAAGACTAAGGACTACATAACAAGGAACTTAGATATAGATATTTTAACTGGTGGCTTTCCATGTCAGACTTTTAGTAGTGCAGGCAAGAGGGCAGGATTTCAAGACCCACGAGGAACGCTATACAATGAAATAGTACATATCCTAGAAGTCAAGAAGAAACAGCACAAGCCTATCCCTTTTGTAATCTTAGAGAATGTAAGGGGACTATTAACACATGACAAGGGTAACACATTTAGGACAATCCAAGCAAGCCTATCTAAACTTGGCTACACTGTATATTATGACCTATTCAATGCAGCAGATTTTAAGTTAGCACAGAATAGAAACAGGCTTATAATTTTTGCCACCACCTTAGACCTGCCTAACTTTACCTTCACATCAACTAAGGTAAGGGACGTATTTAACAGGGACTACAGGAAAGAATGGAGCATAAATAATCAATCTGAGGTATTGGACATCTTAGATAAAAAGGTAGACTGCAAATATAACACCTCAACTAGTCCAACATACAGGGCTTATCTGTTGGGAGAAAATACAAGCTACACCACTAAGCCAAAATTTGACAGACCCATTGCAGCAACCTTAACCTGTAAATCTGATAGAAGGGCAGGAATGGGGAACTACTATACACATCATTATATTAACACAGGTACTAGGAAACCAAACCCAGACTATCACACCGAGCCACTTAGAAGAATTACACCTACTGAGTCATTTAAGTTACAAGGATTTACAGGACACGATGTAGACCTAGCTAGACAGGCAGGGGTAAGTGACACGCAATTATATAAACAGGCAGGTAATAGTTATGCGGTTAATATGTTCTATGCAGTTTCCCACTACCTGTTTAATGACCAAAGAATACATGAAAAACAATGATAACAAAGAAAAAGATACAGGCCTTATATCCAGATACTAGGCAATCAGTACAGGATTATATGATGTCAGCCTATAAGTACTTAGAGTCAGAGTATGGGGAAGTAAAGGCAGAATGGAAGGGAACACTAGGATTACTTGCTGAGAGTCTAGAAATGTTTTATCAGTGCAAAGACCAGATTAAAAAAGATGGCCTGCTGATTTTAGATAGGTACGGTAATCCTAATAAACATCCTCTACTTATGGTACAGAACAGTTACCTAATCCAAATCATGAAATGTACTAAAGAACTCGGTTTGTCCCCACTTAGCAATAGTAAGATAGCGGATAAGCCAGAAAAAGAACAGGAACTTAGTGCAGAGGATTTCATAACTAAACTAACAGCAGGATAATATGGAACATTTATACAAGGGCAGCGAGTTAAGAATTAAGCCCCAAGGATTCGTAGAAGGTGGACAAGTTACTTTCTTTACAGTTAATCCTAAGTTTGGTACTATCTTAACAGCTACAGACGATGAGGGTTATATGTTTCTATCATGGCCTCACCTTCAATATATGGGGAAAGGTGTTCTAAACTACAAGGTAAATAATCCCACCACAGGACTAGATAGACTTATTACCACAGAATACTTTATAGACAGTGATTTAGAGGTATCTGACACTGAGACCCTAGGTAATGTTAGTGATAGGATAGAAAATACTGTTAGCGGTAAGTTGACAGAAAAGATAGATGCAGGAATTGAGAAGGTAACAAGGTCAGCACAGGAACAGGTAGATAGTGCAAGTAATAGAATTAAAGAACTAGGTACTACATTTTCTACTACTATAACAACACTAGGCAAGAGTGTAGATAGTGCTTTAGAGGATGTAAACACTAAGGTAACACAGAAACTAGGAACGGTAGATAGTAGGTTGACAGAAATACAGGCAGACTTAACTACTAAATGTCCTTATGTCGGTGGTGATTACTATGTATATAATTACGATAGGACGACAGGGAATCTTAAGAAAACAGACCTCTATGTGAAGGGACAGGATGGTAGGAACGGTGTAGACGGCAGAAGTAAGGAAGTAAGACACAGCCCAACAGAGACAGACGTAACAATTAGGAGCGGTGAGTTTCATGTGTGGGAAGAGGTAGAAAGTCTTAATATTACCTTACAGCCAGCCTCTAACAGTCCTTTCCTAGATGAGTACGGATTTAGTTTCAAGACAGGAAGTACAGCACCTAGAATAAGTCTACCTTCTAATATCAAACTACCACGTACATTTATTATCTTACCAAATCATATCTACACTGTTACAATCTTAGGGACAGTATTAGAGTTTGGTAGTCAATCATTATAAGGGTATGAAGAAATATATTAAAGAAGGACACCTATTTGACGGTTACTTAGAAATAGACGGTAAGACAATCATTAACCCAACAGAGGAAGAACTAGTACAAGCAGGATGGCAAGTAGTAGAAGAAAATCCAACTACTGACCAACAAGAAGACATAGTAGTAGATGAACACAAAGAGCCAACTGAGGAAGAACTACTACAGGCTGCAATAGTACAGAAGATTAATGACATACGATTTTACGACAGTTCAGATGAGGTTAATAGTTTCACAGTAGGCAGTCTTAAGATGTGGTTAGATAAACAGGAAAGGTGTATCTTATATGCAGCACTCTTAGCACATGAACAGTTAGGTAAGGAGACGATGACTAAAATTTATCACGGTCACACATTTACCTATCCCCTAGCACAGTGGAGACAACTATTAGGACTCATTGAGATTTATGCGACTGAGGCCCTAAACACTACAGAAACTCATATAGAGGCCGTTAAAAGACTTACTAATAGGGAGGAAGTACTAGCATACGACTACAAACAGAATTACCCAGACCCTTTAATACTAGGATAACACAATGATAGATGAGAAGTACAAATCTTATGCTAGGGATGTTTTAGGCGGTAAGGTAGTAGCGTGTGAGTATGTTCGTCTTGCTTGTTCTAGATACTTAAGCTGGTTTGACAAAGAAGATAGGTACTTTGATTCTAAGGCAGTTGATAAGGTAGTTAATTTCTTACAAAAGCTACCACAGTCTACAGGTAAATTTGCTGGTAAACCCTTAGTATTGCAAGAATGGCAGAAGTGGGTAGTAGCAAGTATATACGGCTTTAAGTGGTGTTCAGATAATACTAGAGTCGTTAGGGAAGTCTATATAGAGGTGGCCCGTAAATGTGGCAAGAGTACACTAGCAGCAGGCCTTATGTTATATCACCTCATAGCAGACGGTGAAAATGAGGCGCAAGTAATTTTTGCAGCCAATAGTTACGCACAGGCACAGCTAGCTTTTACGATGTCTAAAAACTTTATTAGTAGCATAGACAAGAAGGGTAAGTACTTTAATTATTACAGGGATTCTATTAAGTTTCCCCTTACCAAGTCTACTATGAAGGTTGTTAGTTCAGACGCTGACAAGTTGGACGGTCTAAACTGTTCTGCTTTTTGTCTAGATGAGTACCACGCAGCAAAATCTAATAATACTGCAAATGTCTTAACTAGTAGTGTGGGTATGAGAACTCAGCCCCTACAGTTATATATCACTACAGCAGGCTTTGATATGTCTAATCCATGCTACCAACTTAGAAGTACATTTATAAATATCTTGGAAGGTAAGGCAGAAGATGATAGTGTGTTTTGTGCTATCTATACCCTAGATAAGGGGGACGACATCGAGGATAATAAAGTATGGTGCAAATGTCAACCAAATCTAAATATTACAGTTACTGAATCTTACTTACAATCTGAACTAAGGAAAGCAAAGAATAGCCCTTTATTACTCACTAACTATAAGACTAAGTTAATGAATATCTGGTGTAGTAATGAACGAGGCGAGTGGATTCCTAGTAGATATATACAGGACTCAATGACACCTATAGACCTTCAAGACCCAAAATTTCAAGGGTGTACAGGTTACTTAGGATTAGACCTTAGTAGTACCTCAGATATAACAGCAATGACCTTAGTAATACCAACCGACAACTTAATCTACTCTAAGTCTTGGTACTACCTACCAGAATCTGCCCTGCAAGAGAGTAGCAACAGGGACAAATATAAGTTTTGGCAAGGACTAGGTTATCTGAATATCACAGAAGGCAATGTAGTAGATTATAACAGGGTAATTGAAGACATACAGGCTATTAACAAGACCTTACCTATTGAGTGTATTTCTTATGACCAATGGCAGAGTACAATGGCAATTATTAGGCTAACAGAACTTGGATTTAATTGTCAACCATACAGCCAAACAATCGGTAGCCAAAATAGGCCTACCCGACATCTTGAGATGATAGCACGTAATGGGACACTCAAGCTAGATAAGAACTTAATAACTAGTTGGATGTTTGGTAATTGTGAGATTATGGAAGACAGTAACGGTAATATTAAGCCAGTCAAGCAGAATAATAACAGCGAACGTAAGATAGACGGTGTACACTCTACATTAAATGCACTAGGTAAATATTTAGAACAGCCACGATATAATAACGAAATAACAGGATTTAATTTTTAACCATGAAAATACTAGGATTAAATATAAGTAGGGACAAGCCAGAAAAACGAGGCCAACCCTTTTATAACCCTAACTTATCAGAAAGTCTAGGATGGGGCTTTGGTTATCAGTCTGGCAGTGCTATGAGTCTTAGTGCGGTCTATTGTGCAGTTAACCTTATTAGTGATTCAATTGCTACCCTACCTATTCAAGTCAAGGCAAAGAATACAAAGGGAACAGACCTACTAGACAAACACCCACTTTATGACATCTTTACTAACAATAGGATGACACGCTATACACTACTTAAGAATATAGTACAGTCTGTTTTATTGAAGGGTAACGCTTATGTCCTAATTGAGAAAAAGGGTAAGGATGTAGTAGGACTTAGATACTTACCAGCTGATGATGTACAGTGTAATTATAGGAAGGAAGATAACACCCTATACTATACCTGTTCATACATAGGTGCTAGACAGATACAACCTAGTGAGATACTACATTTCCTTAGGTACTCAGTTGACGGTGTACAGGGTATTAGTGTTCTGAGTCATGCAGCTAGAAGTCTCAATATCGCACAGCAAACAGAGCAGGTAGCAGAGAATTTTTTTAGTAATGGCTGCAACTTAAACGGTATTATAAAGGTACACAGTAATCTAAGTGAGGAACAAAAGCAGGCAATATCTACTAATTGGCGGTCTACATTTGGACAAGGTAATCAAGGAGGCGGTGTAGTTGTGCTGCCTGTAAATATGGATTATCAGCCTATCAGTATTAACGGCTCAGACGCTCAGATGTTAGAGTCTAGAAATTTTAGTGTAGTTGATATAGCACGTTTCTTTAATATCAGCCCTGTATTACTTGGGGACTTGAGCAAAAGTAGTTATAGTAGCGTAGGTGAATCTAACTTACAATACCTTACTTACACGCTTAACCCCTATATTGTGATGATAGAGGAGGAACTAAACAGGAAACTAACAGGCGGTACTGGATTAGAATTAGGCTTAGATGAGACTGCAATTTTACGGACGAATAAGGCAGAACTAGCAGGGTACTATAACAGTCTTCTTAGTATGGGTGTTCTCAGTATCAATGAAGTTAGAAGACAACTAGGTTATAATCCAGTCGAGAATGGAGACAGCCACAACCTAGCCTATAATGATGTAAGTAAGACAAACCTAACAAGTAGTACAGATGAGGAAGGATAACAACATAGAAATACGAGCAACCAACAGTACCCCAGTAGTAAGTCAAGACAGTAGAACAGTAGAAGGTTATGCAGTAGTTTTTAACAGCCAAAGTGAAGACCTAGGATTTTATGAGACTATTAACCCTGCTGCAATCACTGAGGATGTACTAATGAGGTCTGATGTATTTTGCCTATTTAACCATGACCAAGACAAGGTATTAGCAAGGTCTAAGTATGGTACAGGTAGCTTACAATTACAACTAGACGAACAAGGACTTAAATATAGTTTCAATGCCCCAAATACGGATCTGGGTGATGAACTTTTAGAATATCTTAGACGTGGTGACATTGATAGTAGCAGTTTCGCTTTTACAGTTAGCACGGATGAAGGTAGCGAGGTATGGACGACAGGAACAGATGGCAGGCAATATAGGGAGATACTTAAGATTGATAGTTTACATGATGTCTCCCCAGTTTGGACTCCAGCTTATAGTAGTACCTCAGTTAGTCAGAGAACACTAGATAAACTTAACCAACTAAGAGAAATGCAGGACGAGAAAGAGAAAGAAGTACAGGATGAAACTGTAGAGAAGACTGATGAGGTACAGGAAGATAAAGAAGTACCAACACAGGAAGAAGTAGAAAAGAAAAACACTGACACAGAGGACGATATAGAAGTACAGGAAGAAACTGTAGAGAAGTCTGATGAGGAAGTAGTAGACGAGGATAAGGATAAGGATAACGATGTTGAGGGTGAAGATAAGGAAGAAGAGACACGCTCAGCACGAACACACAAACATATTAATATTAATACGATGAAAGAACAGAGATTTAGTTTACTCAAGGCTATTAGAAATGTAGCAGAAAACAGACAGCTCGATAACGTAACGGCAGCAGTTTGTAATGAGGGTATGAAGGAAATGAGGGCAGCAGGTCTTAATACAGTGGGTCAGATTTATATCCCAACCATGGAAACACGTGCGGCAGTTTCAGTAGCTAGTGAGGGTGTAGATGTAGTAGCAACAGACTTATACGATATTATCGAGCCTCTCCGTGCTAAGAATGTCCTAGTACAAGCAGGTGCAAAGTTCTATACAGGCTTGACTAATAGCGCACAGATTCCAGTAATGACAGGCTCTAATGTGAACTGGGCAGGTGAGACAGCAGCAGCAACAGACGGTAATGTACTGTTTAATAATGTAACACTGACACCTAAGCGACTTACTGCATACGTTGATATTTCTAAGATGTTACTTGCACAGGATTCTATCGGTGTAGAGAATGCAATTAGGGCAGACTTGATTAACGCTATTAACTCAAAGCTCGAGAACACGATTTTAGGCAAGGGTGCTAAGTCAGCTACAAGCCCAGCAGGTATCTTTAACGGTAAGACCCCAACTAAGGTTACTGATTTTGAGGGCTTGGTAGGTCTTGAGGCAAAGGTTGAGGAGGCTAATGTACTGGGTGGTATTTCATATATTGCCTCACCTTCTGCACGTGCTAGTTTTAGAAATATGATGAAGGGTTCTAGAGGTACAGCCCAGCTTGCTTATACTGATGGCACATTGGACGGTACACCTGTATACTCAACATCAAATGTAGAGGCTAAGACCTTTGTAGTAGGTGATTTCTCTAACTTGGCTATCGGTAGTTGGGGCGGTCTGGACATCGTAGTCGATAACTATACACAGGCGGTTAATGGTATGATTAGGTTAGTAGTTAATGCTTACTTTGATGCAGCACTTATCAGACCAGAGGCTTTCCAGTTTGGTACATTCGCAGTCTAATTAGTTAACTAAGTTTCTATATGTACGTAAATTTACAGCAACTAAAAAAACATCTTAACATAGACTCTAGCTTTCATGAAGACGATGAGTACTTATGTGACATTGAGCAAGCAGCGGAATTAGCAGTAGAACGACATATAGATGATAAGTTAGAAAATATCATACAAGCTAGTGGGAGGACAACTTTACCGCCTCCCCTAGTTCAATCTATATTAATTCTAACAGCAAACTTATACGCTAACCGTGAGTCTATTGCTTTTAGTAGTCACACAGAGCTACCCTATAGTCTTACCTACTTACTAGACTTATACAAGAACTACAGTAAGAAGTACACAGGCGGAAAGGATAAGGTATGAGAACAGGACTACTAAGAGACACCATAGCAATTTATCGGACTGAAATAATACAAGACGATTTCGGAGGTACTACTAATCACCACCGCCTATTAACAACTACTAGAGCTAATGTAGGTTATAAGACAGGGGATAGAGAGGTAGTATGTGATGAACTTGTCTATACCTATCAAGTTACTTTTGAAGTTTGGCAGTACATTAACATACAGGAACACACAGACTATATTATGTACAAGGATAAGAAGTACAGGGTCTTAAGTGTCATTCCAGTACCAGCCCAACAAAAGAAGGTAATAGATACAGAGCTAATCAATGAATAACGACAACTTAGAACTAACAGGGGCGGAAGAGCTGGTTAAGAAATTCACAGAACTAACAGGACGTGAACAAACCAAAGCTAAAAACACTGCACTAAAGAAAGGTAGTGATATTTTAGTTAAGGCAGCTAGGCAGAGTCTCAGAACAGTAACAAAGGGCTATAACCGTCCTAACTGGTGGAATGGTAAAACGCTAGAGTCTGGTATCAAGTACAGTAAGCCAAGTAGGGATAGTGATACAGCTAAGGTGCATATCATGGCTGATTTTCGCTTAAAATTTTGGGAACTTGGTACACAGTTGAGACGTACTAAGGCAGGTGCTAGTAGGGGTGTTCATAAGCGACATAGTTTTTTCCAACCCACTGTACAGGCTAAGATGTCAGAAATTGAGGACTCTATGAGTAGGTTATTTTCTGAGTCTATTGATAAGATATGGAATAAGAAGTAATGGAGAGTTTAGAATTAGGTAGGGTTGTAAAATCTATCCTACTACAAGACGAGGAATTAAGTAGGCAAGTAGGAAGTAAAGTATTTCCACTAGTCGCTGATAAAGGTACTAGTTTCCCTTTCATAGTTTATCGGAGAGACGGACTAACACCTAGCAGCAATAAAGATAAGCTAGTCTATGATACACAGGTTAGGATGTCTTTTATAGTAGCTAGCAGTGATTATAGACAGGGGCTAGGAATATGCAGTAAGGTAATAGATGTCTTACTAGCAAGCCAAGGTAGAACTATAGGGGGACTTGAAATAACAGACCTAGAACTACAAGACACCAGCGAGGAATACAGGGAAGACACATTCTTACAGCTACTTAGTATAACAGTAAATATAAAAAATAAATAACATAATATAATATGGCAAGTGTAACCAAAGGACGTGACCTAATGCTTTTTATTAATGGAAAGTCTATCGCTTTTGCAACTAGTCACAGTCTTTCTATTAGCCAAGATACAACTGAGACTACTAGTAAAGATTCTGGTGGTAAATGGGTATCAGCACAGGCAGGCAAAATCAGCTGGGAAATGTCAACAGAAAATCTAATGTCAAATGATGGTGAAGGTGTAGGCTTTGAGGCACTATTTGATATTATGACAGCACAGACCCCAATAGATGCAGTATTTGCCCTAGAGAAGAACTATAAGACTAAGGCAGATGAGGTAACTAAAGGCGGTTGGATTCCTTCAACTACAGGCACATATACAGGCAAGGTCTTAATTACCTCTCTAGAATGTAGTGCACCAAATGAGGATAACGCTACATTTTCTGCTACTTTTACAGGTGTCGGTGCGCTTAAGAAGGTGGCAACAGCATAAAAGAAATAATAATGAAACAGGGCTATACCTATTATATCCAAACTTAACAAGGGTGTAGTAGGTAGCCCAATAATTTTTTAATCATGAATACAGTAACAATTAACAACAAGGAATATAAGCTAGTCTACTCAGTACGTGCTATGATGTTATTTGAGGCAGCAGCTAGTAAACTATTTAGCCTAGATACACTTAGCGACCAGTACCTTTTTCTATATTGTTGTATCTTAGCAGGTAACAAAGACACTGACCTAACCTTTGATAAACTCTTAGACAGCATAGATGAAGACCCTAGTATCTTTACAGTCTATACAGAGTTCATGAAAAGGGAATTATCTAGACAAGCAGAGTTTAAGGGTAAGGATGACACTAAGAAAGGTGAGGATAAGGGAAAAAACTAGGAATGGCAGATGTATTTAGTATCTTAGTATTTCAAGGCAACCTAGACCCCGAGTATGTACTAGACAGGATGAGTATGTTAGAATTACACGTACTAGTTAAGAATCTGTACAGGGCTAAACAGGATGACTGGGAAATAGGAAGACAGACTATTTATACATCTGCCAAGGTAATGGGTGGTACAAAAGAGACTAACCCACGAAAATTTATGCCCTTACCATGGGATAACTTAGAAGGTAGTACAGGTGATAAAGACCCACTACCAACCAAGGAGGACATAGAAAGACTTAAACAGAAAGCAAAGGAATATGGCACAAGACTTGGTAACTAGAATCCGTTTGGACAACAAGCAATTTAATTCAATTATTGAAAAAGTAAAATCGGAAGTAGGTAATACTGAGACTGTATTTAAGACTAGTAGTGGTAATATTAAGCAGGAATTAAAAGCGATACAATCCGAGCTAGCTAATATGTTGCTCAATGGTGTAGACCCTGCTAGTGAGAAATTCCAACAACTAGCAGCAAGGGCAGGTAGTATCAAGGACGCTATGGGTGATGCTAAGGCAGTAGTAGGCCAATTTGCAAACGATACCAGAGGGCTAACAGCAGCCCTAGACGTAGCAGGTACAGGTATAGGTATTTTTCAGACAGTCGCTGGAAGTATGGCCCTGTTTGGGGTAGAATCAGAGGAGGCACAGCAAACCCTTACTAAACTTGCTGGGGCTATGAGTGTCTTAAATGGAATTACTCAGCTACAAAACACCTTCATGGACCAGTCAAGCGGAACATACCGTGCGTATCATGCACTCTTAAGGTTAGTAGGAGTTGAACAATCTAATAACACTGCTACTACAACGGCTAATACAGTTGCAGTTAAGACAAATGAGGCAAGTAGACAAGCTAGTACAGGTGCGTTAACTGCTAGTACTGGCGCAATACAAAGTAATACAGGTGCGTTAACTGCTAGTACTACCTCAACAGTAGCTAATACAACGGCAAATACAGCAGCAGCCACTGCAACCACTGGACTAAGTACGGCACAGAAAGCAGCAGCCTTAGCAAGTAAGGGACTTAAAATAGCACTCTCTAGTATTGGTATAGGTTTAGTAATTACCCTAGTAGCTAGCTTAGTGGCACATTGGGAAGATATTGTAGGTTGGTTTAAGAAGACCTTTCCACAGCTAAACAACTTAGGTAGTAGCTTTAACAAACTCAAACAGATTATCTATGGTGTAGGTAATGCAGTCTTACAGTATATCTTAACACCTTTTAGAATAGCAGCAAGTGTAATAAAAGACTTGATAGATGGTAACTGGGAAGGTCTAGTTAGTAATGCTATAAATGAGTGGAAGAAGGGATATGATTTTGCAAAGAACTATCAGAAGGGCGCACATGATGAATTACTAAGCCAACAGGAAGAGGCACAAGAGAAAAGTAGGCAGTCACAATTAAAGGCACTAGAAGACAGTCATAAAGATTACGTTGCTGCACATGGTAAGAACTTAAAGGAACTTAAGCAATACCACCTAAGAAAATTATCCCTACTTAAGAAAGGTAGTGAGGAATGGAATGAGGCTAGAAGAGAGTACTTAACTGATATGAGGACTAATGCGCCTACATCTAAGAAAGTCAAGATAGCAAAGCCTAAGAAAGTCAAGACGGCTAAGCCTAAAGTAGATAAAGCAGCAGAAGAGGCAAAGCGGAAAGCAGAAAAGATAGCAGATGACCAAAAGAGCCTAAAACAGACTATCGAAACTGAGACAGTCAATAACAATAAGGGTAGTAGGAAGGTAGAGGAGGAACAGCTAAAAAATGCGTATGGGTCTGATAAGAGTAATAATGTAATCAATACGCAAGGGGCTTTAGATAATCAACTAAAGATAATCAATGACTACTACACTAAACTAGAAGAACTCAGAAAGGCAGACACGAAAGAGGAGATATTAGCGGTAATTAAGAAGTATGACACCCTAGCTGAGAAAGCACACGGTAATAAGGAACTACTCACACAGCTAGAGGAACAGAAACAGGCAGCAATATCTAACATACAGGCTAAGTATGCTAATGAATATGCAGAACGACTAGACCAAAGGGCAAAGGATGAGAAAGAGGCAAGTGATAAGCTACTAAACCCACTAATCGACAAAGCAAAGCAGTTAGGACAGGAACTAGGTAGAAGTCTAGACCTTAAGGGACTTGATTTTTCTGCACTTACTAAACTTACTGAGGAGCTACAGAAGTCTGTAGAGGGTATGAAAGAACTACAGAAGGTTAAGGATAGCTTAGGTAGTTTTGAGGATAGTGGTTTTTCTAGGATGTTAGATGATGCCAAGTCCTTACAACAGATACTAGGGTCTTCAATGGCTAGTGACGGTGAGAAGATAGGTGCTAGTATGGTGTTTATGTCTCAAGCAATACAACAACTAGGACAAGATAGTGCAGCAGCCAAGGCAGGTTTAGTATTACAGGCAATAGGTCAGATTATCTTAGGTTTTGCACAAGCCTCCGCACAAGATTCTAAACTAGGCGTTATTGGTTGGGTAGCAGCAATTGCAGCAGGTACGGCAGTAATGATTAGTACGATTTCACAGTTACAATCATTCTCACAGGGTGGTATTTTCCAAGGTAGTAAGACAGTTGGAGACCATAACCTAGCACGTGTTAATAGTGGTGAAATGATACTGACAAAAACACAGCAGTCTAACCTATTTAGAATCTTAGACAACAATACAGCAGGCCTAGGTGGTGGTGTAGGTGTAAGTAGTGTAAGGGTGAAAGGTAGTGATTTATACCTAGCCCTAAGTAACTATAGCAAAGTTCAGAGTAAGACAGGAAGGAGAGTACTATGATATTAAGAGGTGAATTTAGGGACTTATCGGATGAACTACTAACCGTCCTAATTAAAAGTGGTGGTAGTGGGGATGTTAAGGGGATAGGCAAGGATGGTTTATACTTTGCTGCTGACCCTGTACATATTGAAGAAAGTATAGAAGACATAACAGAACACGTAATAAGAAAGTCAGCTACTATTAACTTAGTTGTTTCTGATTACTTAGGTGACTTACTCTTTACAGGTGCTGCAAGGGATATAGTAGTAAACATTTGGAAGGGTAGTGAGTGTGTGTTTGCAGGTTATGTAGAGCCAGCCACTTTTAGCCAACCCTTTAATAGTAGTGTTGATGAATTTACCCTTAACTGTACAGACTTTCTTAGTACCCTTCAATATACTAGTTACAAGAATATAGTACCACTTAACTATAGGCAGGCGGTACAAGAGGCAGGTAGTACTACTTTTAAGCAGGTCATAGATGGAATGTTTGATACTAGGGGGCTAAATCTAAACAACAACCAAAAGCCTAGATTATTATATGACCAGTCTAAGGGTACTGCAAAGGGAAAGGAAGGTACAATATTTGATGAGCTATGTGTTAGTGAGTTGTTCATAATTGGTAAGGACGAGGATAGCACTTGGAAAAATGAAGACCTACTAAAAGAAGTTATGCAGTATCTTAACCTACATATCAGACAGGAAGGATTAGACTTTTATATCTATGACTGGGACACACTAGTACAGGGTAATCCTATAAGCTGGTTAGACATACAGACAGGTGAGGTAGTAAGTAAGCAGCCACAATCTATCATAATCAATCCTTCACACTATGCAGGAAGTGACACAAGCCTTAGTACAAGTGAAGTAGTTAATCAGTTTCAATTATCCTGTAGCCTAGAAGGACAAGATACTATAATAGAAAGTCCACTAAGTGAAGACAGTCTAAAATCACATTACAGGGGTCAGCAGTTAATACTCACTGAGATTAGCAGCCAAGGTAGTGGTAAGAGTGCGAACGAGGCTTTTAATGCAGCAGTAAAGGGACAACCAACTACTTACGATGCGTTAACAGAAACAGACTGGTATATGAGGTCTATGTATAACCCAACATGGAAGTTACGTAGGAGTGAAGATATGTTAGAGGTTGATGAGAACGGGACAGGTATAAATCAGCATAAGGTTGCACAATACCTAAGAGACCATCCCCTCACTCCAGCCCTGCTTAGACTAGGTAGTGTAGAAAGAAAAGCTAAGGCAACAGATAACAGCCCAACTAGTAAGATTGACACTGATAACTACCTAGTAATAAGTGTAGGCGGTAATGAGAATGACACAGCAGAAGGACATAAACCTAGCGACAATGACCTTAGAGACTGTTCCCCACTGATTGAATATGTAGGTAATAAGTCAGGTGGTGTATTTAGTCCCCCAGATGAGCAAACTACAAATTATCTAATATTTAGTGGTAGCTTGTTAATGCAGCCTATCTTATATGAAAGTAGTGTAGGTAGGGCTAGTAGGGTATCTAGTTATGACCAAATACTTAAATATGGGGCTAGGAAGACACAGGGAAAAGAGTATAAGGCGGTAGTTCCATTCTATGACCCACCTAGGAAAGATAATGTATTTGACCTTCGTAATTTAGACAGTAACCTAGTTAAGTCAGACGGTAACGATGAAGGACGTTATTATACAAGAAAACATTATAGCGCTAGACTTAATACCGACAGGCCAACATATAATAGTACAGGCAGTTATTTTCAACCATGGACTAAGGATAAGGCAGCCAAGGGATTAAAGTTTGAGTATAGTAGTGTAGGTGATAGTACAGATAAATTCAGTAAGCTACCTATCCTAGAATGTGAACTTAAGATAGGGTCTAAGTATTGTGTAGAGACGGTCTTAGATGTGTACGGTGATAGTAGGTTTGAATGGTTAACAATGGATGAGATTAAAGCTAGACCAGACCTAACCTATAAGGACGTTGACGGCACTACTAAATATAAGACCACTATGTCACTCGGTATTAACCCTAAAATTGGTGATTACATAATAGGACAGGAACACAGTCTACAAAATACAATAGAATATACTATGAACCTAGACGGCAAGGAGGGAACTGCTATACCAATTAAGCAGAGTGACAGGCTAAGCGGTAAAGTTAGTTTTAAGATACTTGCACCTATTCAGTTAGTTTGGGATAATATTGTAAGAAGACACCCAACGTTCTTTAGGTCTACTAAGTGGACAAGTAATAGTAGGTATATCTTAGCACACACTGAGAATATCATTATTAAAAACTTTGCTTGTAATATTGTGAGTGATAATGGTAAACTAGAAACCTTTGAGGATAATGACCTAATCTACTCAAGTGCAGCACAGACTAAGTATATTAATAAGCATGATGGGGCAGAATTTAAGTTTATCACCCAGCTTAGCAGTAGTGAGGCAGTGGAAAAAGGAATTAAGAATGAGGTGTACATAAATAGTGTCTTTAATACACTTACAAGTCTACCAGTGAGGAGTATATATAATAAGGTGCTTGATGAGACAGGTAAGGCAGAAGAACATTACGTTAGTCAGTATTATAATTTCATGTCGAGGCCTAGACTTAAGGTAGAGGTAACAATGAACGACACAGGGATAGATTTTACTAGTACATATCAATCTAAGACCCTAGGTAAGAAGTTCCTAGTACAGTCAGTTAGTAGGGACATTAGGAATAAAACAGCGAGGATAACACTAATTGAGATATGATAGATGTAGTAAGTTATGCAAAGAAAAAGGAAAGTGTAGGCAGTGGTGGAAGTGGTGTAGGTGGTGGACTAGGTGGTAGTCAGAATAGTACCTTAGAGCCTCACTTACTTTGGGGACAGGTATATGATGGAAGACACGACATAAGCGGAGACCTATTAGGAGTTGGTAATATCGAAAGTGACGGTAGTATTAGTGCAAAGTCTATAAATACACAAACAGGTAAGTTAGATAGCGTGACAGGACAAGAGCTAAGATACACAACTATCATAGGAGGTAGTATAAGCGCAACAGATTCTACCATAACTAACCTAACTACTACCACTCATACAAGCCAAGCACTAACCACCACTAACCTAAACAGTGATACAGGAACTATAACCGACCTATCCACTCAAACACACAATACCCAACAGTTGACAGCTAAGGGGGTAGATACAGAGAGGTTAACAGGTAAGGATATAGTAGTAGATAATCTGACAGTCAACAAAGCAGCACATTTCTTTAGTCTTAGCGTTGATGAAGTTAGGGCAGTAGGTGGGCAACTAATATTAACCCCTGCAAGTGCTAAACTTGATAAGGTAGAAGTACTGGGTAATGGTAGTTTTAAGTGTAGCTGGAAAAATAGCGATGGGAACAAGAAGGTAGTAAATCAGTTCCTATCAAATGACTTAGTAGTATGTCAGACCTTTAACTTAAAAACAGGTAGTACATATTATTGGAGGAAATGTATAGAGGCAGGTACGGATGGGGACTATAACTACATAATCCTAAGTAATACCGATAAGGACAGTAATAGTAATAGTAACCCTTCTGTTGGTGATGAGATTGTACAACTTGGAAATACATCAGACACCTCTCGGCAATCTGCTATTATAATTAGTGCTTATAATTCAACGTACTTAGACCCTACCATAAAAGCCCCTAGTATTGTACAGTATAGTGGAATATCTAGCTATCAACTTGAACCATACAGGCAGAACGTACTAAGTAAGAGTGGTAATAAGTTCCAAGGTGAATTTAGGGTAGACAATGGAAAGACACTTGAATCCTACATAGCAGACAGAATTAAACTAACTGCTAGTGGTACGCCTTATATTGGAAATAATAATAATTGGTGGATTTGGGATAAAGACCAAAGCAAGTATAAGGATAGTGGTATTAGTGCAGCAGGTAGGGACGGTGTAGACGGCAGTACACCACAGATTAAGAACGGTACTTGATGGGTTGGTGGTACTGATACTAGAATCCCTGCACAAGGTAGTAAGGGTGAGAAAGGTGAGAAGGGAGATAAAGGAGACCAAGGACTGAAAGGAGACCAAGGTGTTTCCCCTAGAATAGTTGATAATGTTTGGTGGATTGGCTCTACTAACACCCAAGTAGTAGCAAGGGGACAGGACGGCAGAGACTTAGACCCAACACCATACTATAAACTCTATGACAGGGGCGGTAGTGTAGCAGTTGTAGATACTAATAACAGGCTCAACCTATACATTGACTTAGGACTGATAGAGGTAGTAGGTCAGAGTGCAAGTAGTATTAGTTCTGATATAACAGCTGCAAATAAGATACAGTATAGCGGTGGACTTATTGGTATTAACAGGGAAGGTAGATTTAAGCACTCACAGGAACTACCATACACAGGACAGACTACCTTTACATTTAACCTACTTAGCGGTGATAAGCTGGTAGACTCTTATACTATTCCTGTTACAGTCCTACCTAGTACCGTTTTTAGTGTTACAGATTCAATCAAAGCACAAGTACAAGACACAAAGCAAGGTATTAATAATGTTAGCGGTAGAGTTGGGACAGTTGAGAATAAGGTAACACAACTAACTCAGACGGCAGATACTATTAAGACACAGGTACAGAATAATAAGACCGACCTAGATACCGTAACAGGAAAGATAAGGCAGGCAGAAAGTAGTATTAGTAGCCTCACACAAAAAGCAGGTAGTATAGAGCAGACTGTAGCAGGGACAAGGACAGAACTAGATAACCTTAAGCAGACCACAACACGAGACATTAACACCCTTAGACAGACAGCTAGCGAAACGGAAAGTAAGGTTAGTAGAGTTGAGGAGACGGTTAGAGATTTCAGTGTTGGAGGTCAGAACTTATTAAATGGTGTGATAGATTTCAGACAGTCTACCCCACTACTACATACTAGCAAAGACAAAGACGGATATTTTTATTATAGGAGTATTGAAACCGAGCTATTAGAGGCAGGTAAGATATACACGCTACAGTTAAAAAGTGACGGTTTGTTAGCTAGGGAACATAAGGGACAGGGTAATAAGAGTTTTACAGTGTGGTTATGTGGTAAATCTGATAACCTACTCTTTACTAGTGCTAATATGGTGAGTGATTGCGTGTGGACCTTTACCTGCCCTACCACCGACCACTACCAACTAAGATTAAATTCCTACAGTGATGGGGTTAGGTATGAAAGTATTAAGTTCTGGGACATTAAAGTAGAGGAAGGTAATACAGTGACAGGTTGGAGTCCTAGTAGCAGTGACATTTATAATTACTATTCTAGGAATCGTGTAGGGTTTGATTTTGTGGAGAATTTTCCAAATGACCATCACCCAGCCCAAAGTATATCCTACAACCACAGCAGCGACACCCTAACCATGTCTTTTAATATTAGCAAGGCAGGGGGACAGTTACAGGACATAGATTATACCGTCTTGTTTGATAGTAATAGTAGTGCAATTCCAAACGGCTTATATTTGATTAGATTCACACCCTACCTCAGTGCAGCAGATGTAAGGTTACTAGTGGAGATTGATAATAAGAATAGTACACAGACCATTATAGATTATTCACAGCCTGCACACATGATTAGCGGTACAGAGGTAAGCAAGGTAATAGAGATAAAGGATAACTACTTAAGAATATATTTTGAGTCAGCACACCAAGCAGAACAGGACACTACTAGTAATTGGAGTATTAGCCTAACAGGTCTGAAAGTGACTAGAATTAGCAGTACTGAGTCTTTCCTCAAACAAAGTGCAGATAAGATAGAGGCTAAGGTTAGAAATGGTGATATTATCCTAGATGCAAAGCGTGTAAAGGTCAGAAACGGTAACACTGAGACGGCCCTGTTTGAGAATGGTAAGATTAAGACCCGCTATATTGAAAGTCAAGAAGGCCTGTTTAGTGTTAGTGATGACGGCTTTTACTATCGTGGCACTGTTAAGGATGTTGAGAATGAAACGGTAGAAACTAAGATACATAACCACGGCCTTAGTACTAGGGTAGATGAAACAGTACTAAAAGACGGTATATTTCAGTCTGTTAGTATATCACCCTACAGCAGGGACACTAACCTAGATATAATTAGTAATAGTCAAGAGGCAATTAGTATTAGTAGCGTGTCCAATAATCTAGAGGCAGCCATTTCTATAACGGACGGTGCAGTGTATGGACTTAGGGCTTTAACTAGGCGGTATAAAGGCGGAAATTATACCCTAGATACTTATGTTAAGAACGTAATAGTTACAGGTGCAAGTGACTTAGAAAACCAAGTACTAGGAAACCAAGGGACTAACTTACAGCTACCAGATAATGACCTACTAACTAAAGGTATGTTAAGTCATAATCCAACAAGTGCAGAACGTGTAATGTACATAAACAAGTATCACAGTACACCAGAAAATCTACAAGCAGGACAGGAGTACATTATCTATAAGCGAAGTAGTGGTAGACTAGTGATAAGTGTAGATGATGACCCACGTAAGAAAATTAGCATAGTAAAATATAATCAAGGCAGTGTAGAAGTAGTTAAGTCTGTAAATTTCCCTGTTAATTGGGTAGGTGTTATTAAAATCTTGTATGACGGTCAGAATTGGAACTTATATGTAGATTCAACTAACTACTAACAAATACTAAACTACTATGAAATTTGAGAGAGAACACAGAGACCTAGTAAGTTACATGACAGCAGTACTATTAATTATTAGTGGTATTGTGTTATCATTCTTTAGTTTCTTTATCTTACACCTAATTGAAAATTCTATACTTGGATTCTTAAGTCTTGGAATTACCTTTGCTGGTGCAGTCTTTGGAATTACTCAGATACTTAAAGAGAAGTTTGAGGCCTATAAGATTTCCACTAACAAAGCTATAGTAAAAAAGCTAAAAGAACAGGGAGAAGATAAGGATAAGATGGAAGATAGTGAGTAGGTCTTTGCAGTCCGTGGTATCTAGTAAAGGGTATCACGGACAATTTTTTTTAACTCTTTTTAGTACAACAGGATATTATTTTATTTTGATAGTTGAAATATTCTACCTATCTTTGCAGTGTAATAATTAAAAACATTAGCAATATGAAACAGACTAAGAAATTTGATGTAGTGTTTAATGATTCAGCAGATAGTAGCTGTAAAGGGTTTAATGAGAGCTATGAAGACTGCTTAGATTACATTAAGGCTTATAACGGTACAAGTTATAGTTATTTTGGAGACTATAAAGGAGGTACAGTTAGCATAGTAGAGAGTGAGACAAGGGAAGAGGTATATAGTGAACCTGTAAAGTAAGTAGTACAGATAGCCCAGTCTTTTAGTAGGTTGGGCTTTTAATTTTCTAAAGGTATGGCAAGATTAAGTAGTGAACAGATTGAGGAAGTAGTTAAGCTATATAGAAGTAAGAAGTACAGTATAAAGGAGATACTAGCACTGACAGGGATAGGCAGTGAACAGACAGTGTATAGAATATTAGCAGGGAGGGATGATATAGAAATGATGAGACGAACAAGCCCTACTAAGAAATATAGTGTTAACCTAGATACTGAGGCGGTTAAGGTCTTAGAAACAGTTAACCCTAGAAATATCAGCCAGTGGATTAATGACCTAATTGTTAAGGCAGGTGAGGACTTGATGATTAAAGTAGAAACAGGCAAGACTGAGCAGGCTAAGGAAGTACTACAGGGGTTAGGGCTTGAATATAGACTTAGCAGGGAACAGGTTAAGAGTAGATGGGCAAGTATGAAAATCCCAAGCCTAACATTTGACAACCCAGCAACTAAGGAACTAATCGACAGTGCTATTAACTTTACCCTACAGAAGACTAACTACTTTACATTGGACGGTGGCAAGATAGAAATAGAGGTAGGTATGAAGGATAGAAAGAAGGTAATAGCAGCACTGAAAGAATTAGGTATAGAAGTAAAAGACAGGGCTAAGAAACTAACTACCCTAACAGAACAGCTACAGGAACAGATTAGAAAGGGGCTAGATAATAAAGAGGTACAGGCTGAACTAAAGAGGCTTGGAAAGAGCAGCAGACATTATTATACTGTTGCCTATGAAGTACTGAACACGGCAGGATATAGATTTAACACACTCAAACACCCAGCTAGTCTAGAACAAAGTAAGTGGGCTGAGATTTTCAAGGAGACAGGGGATAGGAGGACATTAAAAAGCAACCTAGACCTATTAGAAGAAGACGATACAGACAAGCTAGGGACACTAATAGAAGGTATTTTGTATAGTGTACATTCAGATTCTTAA